AATGGTGATAGTCTTAGATATGATACCAGTGTATATAGTGCTTTTCGAACCGGTCTATTATCTTATGTGAATAATACCGATAGTATTGCCAATGGTACATTGGGTCAAAATTCAAATCCATATGTGTATTTTACCAATGAAACGGATAATTCCGGTAATTATCACCCATTTATGTGTATTGCTTCTTATTCTATTACCGATAGACCCAATCATTTATTAGATGTACCACGACCACCGGGTGATGGTACTGGTGGTTACGGTTCTTCCAAAGTAACTCGTGACGCCACCTTACAACAATATTTATTTAAAATACCAATGAAGGATTATGGCGTAGTTAGTAATCTAACTGATAATACCATGGGAACGACTCTGCGCGATGATTATATAGCATCTAATCCTAGTTATAGCATTGCCACAAACTGTTATAATTATGCTAGTAAATCGGGATTGGGTGTTACGATTGATGGATTAGTGATGTATCCTATTATGAATAACAATGTGGTTCCCGCCCAAAGTGTTGCTGAAATTACATCTTCGGGTTTTCATGTTGGTCGTGGAATGGGTTTACATTATCATGCGGACGGTCATGGCGCACATGATACAAGTTTCAATCTATATAATACTCATGATTATCACGATCATAAACATCCACCATTAGTTGGATTTGGATTTGACGGTATTGCTTTATATGGAAGATATGAAGACGACCATTCAGATATGCATGGATATGGTACCGCTTTAGATGCTTATGGCGGACACGAACACGGTAATTATGGATATCATTATCACTGTCATAGTGTCAGTATTATAAATGGTGTAGACCAGGATACCAGCGAAACCCTTTTTGTGGAAGATAGTTCAAACTGGACGGTTTCTAATAAGACCAATGTTTCATATACCTTACATTTATTAATGAAGGGTGCATGGAAAGGTCAAATCAATGATGTTCCGCGTTTCTGGGCGAATGATAGTGGCACAGACAACAATGGTGAAACTGGTGCACCATCGTATTCATTAAGTCAAAAACACAAATATGTGGGTAAAAGTACATAAAACAGATTTTGTACTGGTGTAAATTTCTAATCACAATTGTGATGGTATCAATAGTTAGTTGACATTATATTACGATTTAGTATAATGCCAGTTCCATATAAAAAATTTACTATTTTTATTTTATCTATTGTTCTCATTACTTTTTCCGTCTACCTATTTTTTTATAAAGATGTGATTGAAGAAAATGCGGATAAATACGCCCTACATAATGACGGAGTAGAAATTATCAAAAATGTATTAGACACCTCCGAAATAAATAGATTGTCACAACTCTGTCGCGAGAACAAATATGCGGATATAAAACGAGAACTTTTACAGAACGGCAAATTAAAAAATATCATTCAAACCAAAGTAGGTTCTCATTATTTGTTTCAAGATTATATTTGGATCATTAAAAAATCGGTAGTCCATACTTGTCACCGAGATAATAATGGTGACTTTTTTAATAAAAATCAAAAGCACCCCTCTTATACGATGTTGGTCTATTTAGAAGATATGGAAAAATGTTTAGGTATAATACCCAATAGCCATAAAGATGTGAACTCTTTTAACTTTAATTTTACAACTCCAGTGGTAAATTTGCCTTGTAAAAAAGGCGATGTCATACTATTTAACGCAAATTTGATACATGTGGGTTGTATGAATAAAAAAGAGGATAATTTAAGAATACAATTGAAAGTGACCCATCAAGACGATATGAAAGAATTAGGATATTACCAGAATTTCAACAAAATATTGAATAAAGAGAACACAGTGCCTTTGTTTTTGCGAAAAGGGCAATATCATTTTTCTTGTACTTTCCCTATTTTATCTAATTTAACACAAAATGAAAATATCCGGACCGCGAGGGGGTCGGATAATGGTGTAGATATCGGCTGGTTTCAACAAGCATTTTCCTATTTATTTTATGGAAATCCCAAATTTTATGATTTACCGAATGCCTTTTAGTTTTTTATCATAATATAATATAATAAAATCGTATTATACTATAGGAATGAGCGGAATTTTCAATCCGATAGATAAATTAAGTAGAAAACCGAAAGCAAAACAACAGGAAGTGATTAAAATTAATTTTGCGGCAGATGCGGATAAGGTAGAAGAAATCAAAGAAATGGAAAAACCACCGAAAGAAGGGGAAGAAGAGTTGGAGAAAACCGAACCACCGGTGATTAAAAATAAAATCGTGGATAAACGAAAATATACCTCCATTGTACGAGAACAAATATTTAATGAAGATAAGATCATTCATAGAGCTCCTTTTCTTGTTACCGTATTACAAAAATCACCGGAGAATAAAGAAAAAGTAATACCTATTGGAGAACCTGGTATCACAAAACAGAAAAAAACGGTTGTTATTGAAGAACCCGAGAAATTAGCGACTTCTACCAAAGAAACAATACGTGTACCTTCTAAAATTGTTGCGGAAACTACAAAAGTAACAGAAGAGACCACGGATGAAGAAATTGCGGATGAGGAAATTGCCAAAATCTCCAAAGAAATCGATACTATTATCGCCCAAAAAACCCCCGAAATAAATGTTGATGTGGTAGAAGATAAAACGGAAGAAACCAAAATTAAAAAAACGGAAGAAGAAGTAGCAGACAAAGCCGTGGAAAAAGCAGAACCAACAGAAAAAATCAAAAAGAAACGCGGTCCAAAAGTAAAAATTGCGAAGAACGTGGATACGGGTTTCGAAATTGATTTAACCACCTCTATCATTCATGGCAAGCCAATTGCCGAGCGTTTACCACCGGCAAAAACCCAAATCACATTACGAGCACCTACTTACTATATGAATAATCGCAAATTATATATTGAAAAAATAATGAAATTATTAGAACCATATAAACGCGAATTAGCTGATGATTCCAAATCTATTTCATGTGACCGACCTTCCGATGCCAAATTTGAATTATTAACTCATCAACAAATATTATTGGATTATTTGAATTTATATACTCCATATCGCGGTTTATTATTATATCATGGTTTAGGGAGTGGTAAATCATGTAGTTCCATCGCCATTGCCGAAGGTATGAAAACCAATAAACGAGTTTTTATTATGACTCCCGCCTCATTAAAAATGAATTATTTCAGTGAATTGAAAAAATGCGGTGACGAATTATATAAAAAAAATCAATATTGGGAATATGTTTCCATTGACGGTAAACCTGAATATGTTGGCATTTTATCCAAAGCATTATCGATTTCCAGTGAATATATTCGAAAACACGGCGGTGCTTGGTTGGTGAATATAGAAAAACCAGCGAATTTTTCGGAAAAGACTGCTGAAGAACAAAAAGAAATAGATACTCAATTGAATGAAATGATACGTAGTAAATATACGGATATTAACTATAATGGGTTGAATATGAATGGTTTGAAAAATTTGACGGGTGACTTTACTCGTAATCCATTTGATAATTCAGTCGTGATTATTGATGAAGCTCATAATTTAGTCAGTCGTATTGTAAATAAAATTTCCAAACCGAAATCATTGGCGTATAAATTATATCATTATTTGGCAGGCGCGACGAATGCCAAAATCGTGTTATTATCCGGAACTCCAATTATCAATTACCCCAATGAAATCGGTATTTTGTTTAATATTTTGAGAGGATATATTAAAACATGGACCTTCAAAATTAATGTGGAAACCGAAAAAACAGTAAATACCGATACAATTATGGAAATGTTTGCCAATGCGAATTTGAAAACATATGATTTTGTAGAATATACCAATAATACGTTAACCATTACCCGTAATCCTTTTGGTTTTATTAATACTACCAAATCTGCCGAGAAACCAACTATGAAAAAGACTGTCTTGGAAAAAGCAGCCAAAAAAATCGGTGATAAAGTTAGCAAATTGGTCGGTGGATTTTCCGCATTCTTTTCCGGTGGAAAAACACAAAAGAGTAAGAAGGGACTAAATACAAAAACAAAAAAGGTTCGATTCGCACATTCAGAGTATGATAAAATTGCAGAAAAAATAGAGTACGACGAACTGGAAATTGAACCCGAAGCCAGTGCCGAAAGAGCATACCGTATTGGTCCAAACGGTGAATTCAATCCTCAAAAAGGCGGCGCAGACGAAATGGAAAAATACAATGGTGTTACATTAGACGATACGGGTAATATGTCGGATACCGTGTTTGAAAAAACCGTCATTAAAATATTAAAAGACAATGGTTTGGAAATCGTCGGTAAACCTACGGTTGTCAATAATAAAGCTTTACCTGATGATAAAGATGAATTTAATGCCATGTTTCAATATAATGAAGACAGTGAAAATATTACGAATATAAATGCTTTCCAACGCCGTATTCTGGGATTAACTTCTTATTTCCGTAGCGCACAAGAACAATTGTTACCTCAATTTGACAAAACCGCCGACGGTAATATTTTCCATATGATAAAATGTGAAATGTCCCAACATCAATATGGAATATATGAAAAAATCCGTAAAAAAGAGGCGGATGAAGAAGAACGCCTACGAAAAAGAAGGTTGAGTGCCAAAGCAGAGGATGAAGAAATATCTCCTACTTTTCGTATTTTTTCACGTTCTGCCTGTAATTTTGCATTTCCCGAAGGCATTGAACGCCCATTACCGGATAAACCCGATAAGAAGAAAGCGATTAGTGAAAATGATTTCAACGCGGTTCCTTTGGAAGTTCGTAGAAATGCGGATGAAAATTTTGATGATGAAGAAGTTGAAGCAGTCGATGAGGCGGTAGGCGAAGAAGGAGAAGCCGAAAAAAATGTAGAAAACGACAAGCCGGATGCGAAGATGTTGAATTACCAGACACGCATTCATAAGGCGCTAGAACAATTGAAAGTCAATCCGTCAAAACCCCGCGAAAAAGAATATTTATCGAAAACTCATTTGGGAGAATATAGTCCCAAATTCGTTGAATTATTAAATCAATTACAAGACGAAGGTAATAAGGGATTACATTTAATATATAGTCAATTTCGTACCATTGAAGGTGTGGGTATTTTGAAATTGATTTTGGAAGCCAATGGATTTGCGGAATTTAAATTGAAAAAAACGGGTGCGAATTGGGAAATCGTAGAGAATGAAGAGGATAAAGGTAAACCGAAATTTGTTCTCTATACCGGAACAGAAACCGCGGAAGAAAAAGAAATCATCCGTAATATTTATAATGGTTCTTGGGATTTAGTACCGCCTACGATTTCCGCCCAATTAAAGGAAATTCATGAGAACAATTTATATGGTGAAATTATTAAAATTTTCATGATAACATCGTCAGGTGCCGAAGGTATTAATTTGAAAAATACGCGTTTCGTCCATTTAGTAGATCCTTATTGGCATATGGTTCGTATGGAACAGGTCATCGGTCGTGCTCGTCGTATTTGTAGTCATCAAGAATTACCCGAAGATATGAGAACCGTGAAAGTCTTTCTTTATTTAGCGGTATTGAGTGAAGAACAAAAAACCAGTAAAAATAATATTGAATTGAGAATTCGCGATGTCAGTAAAAAAGACCGTAAAACACCTTTTACAACAGATGAAAGTTTATTCGAAATCGCCAGTATCAAGGATAAAACGAATAAAACTATTTTGAAAGCCGTAAAAGAAACCGCGATTGATTGTTCGGTATATGCGGGTAAAAATACGGCGGAATCATTGGTTTGTTATGGTTATGGTAAGGTATCCTCGAACCAATTTGGTTCATTCCCAAGTTTCCAAAGGGATATCATTGAAAAACCAGAAATGAATGTGCGTAAGACGACATGGAAAGCACAACGCATTAAAGAGCATGGGGTGGAATATGCTTTGAATGCTGAGACGAAAGAAATATACACAATGGAAAATTATGAAGATCACCAAAAAACGGGGGCGGATTTAAAGATTGTTGGGCGTTTAGTCAAAAAAGGAGAGAAATATGTCATTGAAAAAATTTAGGATAATTTATATATTATTTTGTGAATATAATATATAAATATGGATTATTTTAAAAATATTAACAGTGTGTTTTCAAAAAAAGCTGAGGAATTACCACCTCCCCCAGCACCAGTATCAGCAGTTGAAAGATCCGTACAACCTCCCCCAACACCAGAGGTAGAAGTAGCTAGACCCGGAAATTTCGAACAAAATATAAGAAACCACATTACAATTGATATTTATGGCAAAAATGATCCAGCATATGGAGGTGACGTTTTATTCATAAACATATCAAACCCTAAAAATTTTGACGGTAATATTCCTGTTGATTCTACTCCATTAAATAACAGTAATTATAATATGTTAAATGCATTTATAAATGAAAAATTGTCTCCCGATTTCAAAAACGCATTTAATAAAGATATAACGAGTGGAACAAAAGGCATTTTTCAAACGGGTACACAAACAACATTTGGAATGGCAAAAGCCGAAATACAGAAGAAATTATTTGATACAAATATAACTCCTGCATTCCGCAAGGCTATCGTACAATTTAGCAACCAATTAAAGAGTCTTAAAATAGCAGATAATGACGTAACGTCATGGAGATTACCAGATTGCAGTGTTGTTTATTCTGATATGAATGGCGATTGGAACACAAAAACTGTTGGTGATGTATATCATATTATAGTAGGAAAAACGAATTTAGCCGTGACAAGTAATGTAACATATATGTCAGCTATTAGAGAAAATGTTAAAACAAACTTGACAAATTTAGTAAAGTTAATTGGCGATGATATAACTATTATGAATAACGCCCAAAAAAGTCAAGCAAATAGCATTGTTGATGTTATGGAAAATATAGAAACAATTGTGGATAAACAATTAAATACTCTTGATACAAATTTGAAAGGCATGTTTGCAATTGATGCAAAAAACCCTGATGCCACTAAACAAAGTAATAGTAAGATTGTAAATAATACATATAGAAATATATGGTATGATGCTAACAATAAATTATTCTTTAAAAAACAAACGAATATGTATGGTAAATCAGTAGCAGGAACTAACCCATTGACCGGTAACGAATTAGTAAATATATTAACAACTCCATTTATTATGCAAGGTGGAAAAACAAAGAAACATAATAAAGTACAGAAAAACCGCAATAACAGAAAAACAAATAAAAAATAAAGACAAAATAATTAGCAAGTAATATTTTTTTATCATGATATAATAAAAAATACCAGATTAGATGGAAAATATAATCGAACGATATATTCCACCCTCATTAAGCCAATCCGATTTAAAAAAACAAAAGAAAAATATCATAAAATCCCGCAAATTATACCGCAAAGGTCAATATTATCAACGTCCCTCAGTAAAATCGTTCAAATCCAGAAAATCACGTCATTTAGAACATGCCCGTAAATTATACGGCATTGACAAAATCCACCCTTCCAAAGAATTAGCCGAAAAAACCCAATGTTCTCAAGAAGCATTAGAAAAAATCGTAAATAAAGGTCGTGGTGCTTATTATTCCAGTGGCTCTCGTCCCAATCAAACCGCTGAAAGTTGGGGCATCGCTCGTTTAGCCAGCGCTGTTACCGGTGGAAATGCCAGTATCGTAGATTATCATATTTTGAAATCGGGTTGTAAAAAAACCAGTAAAGCATTGAAATTAGCAAACAAAACCTGTAAAAAACAGGGCAAATGTCATACAGCACAATAAAAAAATCGCATGGGTTTACGATTTTTTTATTTTTATAGTTTTTATCTTTATAGGTTTTCATGTTTCTACAGAATATTTACATAGGAATTACAGAAAATATCTATTGTTTTCTGTCATTTCACCGGTTTCTAATACTTCGCCTTCTTCTAATATATCTGCCAAAACCGGATTGTTTGGAGATGAACTACGAGATGATCCACGTGATAGACCACTGCCTCGGGTTAATGTTACATTTGTAATATTATAACTCAATGTAGTTTGTATACCATTATGGGGTTGAAAACCAGTATGGCTATAATAACTAATCGCATCCTGCATTCGTTGTCTAAGGTCTTCGTTTGTTTCTTCATCAATCATGATTTCCGGTGTTCTCGCATTATAATTGATTTCTATGACATCTTCGGTATCAGCGTTATTTTGTGAAATAGGTTGGGGTTGAATTGGTTCTGGTTCTTCATCTGAAAAAGCAATAGATATATGAGTGGTTGAATGATTTTCTGCCTCGGCTTCATCGACGGAATCATTATCGTCGATATCTTCAATATCTAATACTCGTTTATCATCTTCATATTCAAACGCATATTGTAATACTTGATATTCACTATTATTTATCAAATTCGTTTCATTGCAATACATATTGATGATTTCTTCTTTACGACATACCGGACAATTGAGTTGTTCGTTTAATATACATTGTTCTCGGCATTGTAAACAAATATGATGTTTACATAAAGTAATATCCGTAGTATCATCATTACATACACAACATCTTTGGTCTTCGGTATACGGAACGACCGCTTCTTCTAATTTCATTAATTCATATGCTTCTTTACTCACTAAATCGCCATTGTATATTTTATAATTTTTAACGACGTCTTCAATTAAGTTTAAAGCACCTAAAATGGTTTTATATTTTTGAAAGAATAATGAATATTTTTGTTTGTATTTTTTTTCGCCTTTTTTTACAAAGCAATTGATATGGATAGATTCGAAATTAACGATTTTATGTCTACCTCCGTAAATCACGGGATAACATAATATACCATCAATCGCAATTGGTCGAAAGAAATAAGTTCTATTTTTTTTTAATTTTTCAGTAATACGGTTGGCAAGTTCACTTTTTTGTTGGTCTTTTGGATTTGTGGAAGGTTGTTGAATTGGTTTGGAGAACATGTTGGATTTTTGGTTGGTTTTATTGTTTATTAGATAATAAAGAATAAAATGGTTCAATTTTCTCCAGGGAACCTACGGTTCCCTCGGACGCCCCCTCCCTTTAATCCAGGGAACCTACGGTTCCCTCGGACGCTCCCTCCCTTTTGTTTGGATTTGTCCTTGGATTTCTATTTGTTCGTGGAATAATATATTCGTTTGTGTAACCAAATTAAAGATAATTATTATACACTTACTATAAAATGCTGCGATACGTTTGGTTTATACTATTCATCCCCTATGTTTTTTCTTTCAAAACCATTCCAACTGAAAATATCGCGCTCGCGAGTTCTCGCAATTTTGTATCTATCTCTTCTTACGCTCATAATATAAATGCGGATGTTCCACCCATCAGTATCCAAGAAAAACTACACCAAAAAACACAAGGATTGTTGAAACTCGTCCGATATAAAAATATCCTTCCAGCTACGCTATTGAGTTTTACCGGTGGTTATATCGTCCAACCTTCTATTACAATTCTCCTACATAACCCATCTTTTTTAGTTGGAATAATTAATACGGTTCTCATCATGTGTAGTAGTATGATTATGAATGATTTGTTTGATATGAAAGTAGACAAAATAAATAATCCGATACGCCCCCTTATTACCGGAGATGTGACCGTTCGTGAAGCAGTCGCAACAAATATAGTAATTCTTGGAACAATCCATGGGTTAACCTATCATTATCTATCTCCGGAATTGAGAACCATGATACATTTAGCCATATTGAATATTACTCTTTATACCCCATTTCTCAAAAAAGCGTTATTTATTAAAAATCTATCCTGTGCGTCCTTAGTCGGATTTAGTATTTATTTTGCCGGATTTACTATGAGAACTTTAAAAACGCCTACATATTTACAAAATCAGTTACTCACGATTGCCACGAGAACCATTTTTTTCGGTTCTCTATTCAATGAAATATTATTGGATATACGTGATTCTCGTGGCGATTTACAAAATGGTATTCGTACAATACCGAATGTTTTTGGAATAGGTAATGCTCTTACTTTTGCTAAATTTATTTTACATATCAATGTTTTTTGGAATTTGGTTCATCTCATTCAACTATTCAATTGGAGAACAGCATTGATATATATACTTTGTTTTACACCTATATTTAAAAATGTGTATCAAACGAGGAACGAAGAAATCACGAGGGAAATGATACAAAAAATAGTCAATGAAACAAATATGCCTTTGTTGGGACTATTGTTTTATTTATGTTTTTTGACAAGGGTCTAAAAATGGTAATTTACAAAATAATTCCGAAAATGCGTTCAAAAATGAAATAAAAGTAATTATGCGAAAAAAATATAAACAGAACGCATTAAATAAAAGTAAAGAACCGATTTTGTCTAAATGAACGAAGAATCAAATGTGTTAACCATCAAAACCGTACAAATACAACCTATTCGTAACATGATTACGGCAATAAAAGATATCTTAACCGATGCCACCATCACATTTACGAAAGATGGTATGAAAATCATTAATTTTGATAAAACCCATACTATTTTAGTAAATGTGAATTTAAAATCTTATAAATTCGAACAATATATCTGTAATCCAGATAAAATTATTGTTTGTGCCAATACTCTCCATTTGTTTAAAGTTATTTCTACCATGTCAAACGATGATACGCTTTCCATGTATATTGATAAAGCCGATTATCATGACGGTATTGTTTCGCATTTGGGATTACAATATGATAATGGAGATATTAAACAATGCTATAGTCAAAAGTTGCGATTGATTGAGCCTGATACTGAGGAATTAATCGTTCCAGATGTAGAATATTCTACTGTGATTAATTTACCAACTGCGGATTTTCAAAAAATTATTCGTGATTTAAATGGTATTTCAGACCGTATTGAAATTAAATCCGTGGGTAATGACTTGATATTTTCATGTGAAGGTAATTTTGCCAGTTCACGCATTTTCCGTTCCGAATCAGATGGATATATGGAATTTATACAAAAACCAGATGCCTCAGTCATTATCCAGGGTGAATTTTCGTTAAAGAGTTTGAGCCATTTTATTAAATGTACACCTTTATGTAGTCATTTGGAAATGTATTTGGGAAATGATTTGCCGTTGATTGTGAAATATGATGTAGCATCCTTGGGTGAAATTAAATTATGTTTAGCACCATTGCCACCCTCCTAGTAGGGAAACCCATGGGTAGGGATTCTACCCCTACGACCCCTTCCTTTCCAGGGAACTCCAGGGAACCTACGGTTCCCTTGGACGAACCCTCCCTTTGTATGGAAACCCATGGTTTCCCCTACGACCCCTTCCTTTTATCAAGTAAATAGGTACTGAAAAATAATTTGTTATTCATTATAACAAATTATCTATAAAAATAAAAAGGAAGGGGTCGTAGGGGAAACCTTGGTTTCCCTACAAAATTGAATTATACATAAATGATATTATTATTTATAAATATAACATCATTTTATAACTGAAACTCGCAATTCACATACGCAAATTATCAAATATGGCAGAACACGTCCCATTAAATACTACTATCGCACCACATCAATTATTATTAAATTTAATCAATATGCAAAAAACCAAAGAAGAAAACCAAGATATATGGAAAAATAGTTCTTATAAAGATTTTGTCAAATTACAATCGAATAATGCAGGTAATGTCGGCGAAAATTTCATACAACATATTTGCACGCTTACTGGTATTCAAGTAAGCGTAGATGGTACAAAAACAAAAAAATTGGGCGGAGGCGTCGGCGATGGTACAATTAAAGATAAATCCGTAGAAATAAAAACAGCCCATCAAGGTTGTAGCTCTCATAATTTCCAACATGAATTAGGTGAAATACCATGGAAAGCAAATTATATGATTTTCGTTGATATATCTCCGGATTGTTTATATCTCACTATTTTCCCAAATTTCACCGAAGAACATTATAAAAGTAAAAATAAATGTGACCCGTATTTCCCTACAAAAAGTATTACCTGGCGCAAAGAAAAAGGCGCCTTCAAATTAGATACTTCTGTCGGTATAAATGAAGAAAACGTAAAAAGAATGTATACATTCAAAATGATAGAAACTACACCAATGCATGAGATTGCGGATTTTGTGAACTCGGCAATAGTATAGAATATATTTGTGAACTGCGTAAATTATAAGCAGAATTTGTTGATAAAAATGCAATTTCACCCCAATGTAAATTCTCGGTTTTATCTATCATTTCCTCTTTATTATAATGAAATACTATACCATATCCTTTTTTTCCGGGTAAATCCTCAAACCGATGATAACATTTCATATTTTCTTTTCCGAAACAGGTGGACGGAATATATACATCACATTTACCTATCATATCTTTGTTACGGGTGGTTGCCACTGTTCCGCCATCTGACATAGAATATATTTTCATTTTATCATTCGTGTAATCTTTTATATCATATTCGTCATTGGTATGATTGCGCGACCATATTTGGAATATCGTATTAATTTTGAGTTCATTTGTGGAAGGTTCATAAAATTTAGTTTCTATTTTGGTTGAATATAATAAATGATATCCTTTGACTCTTTTACGCGGAACCCCTTTGCCGTCACTCTCAAATAATTGGGGTAATATGAAACAAACATATTCAGCAAATTCATAGGAATGATTTATGAATTTTAAAGCGAGATGTCCTCTTAAACCAAATGGTGGATTACCAAATACGACATATCTTGCAAGATGTGGCGGTTTCCAATCTAAATAATCATGCTCTATAACTGCGGGATGTCGTGGTTCAATATCCATCGCAATTGTGTTTTCTAGTGGTAAAACTTTGAGAAAATTACCGTCTCCCGCGGATGGTTCTATATATGTAAATTCGCCTTCGTTTTCATTGAATTGTTTTATCACATCACAAAATATATCATAACAATGTTTGGCAGTTGTTACGGGAGTAAAGAATTGGTCTTTCTGCTTGGACGAATATTTTGAATAATCTATTTGTATACCCGCTAATTTTAATAAATCGAATTCATAATTGATAGGAATATCATTTAATTCTATCCATCGCGTAATTGTACCAGTGGCGATATTTAATTCAGCGGCTAATTTTTTTAAGCCTTTAGTTGTTATCAAATGTTGTACGATATTTAATAAATTGGCATTCGTATTATTTTCCATTGGATAGTATTATATAATTCTATTTATGTTATTATCTTTTATCTTTTATCTTTTATGTTATTGTGAAATTCAATTTTGTAGGGAAACCCATGGTTTCCCCTACGACCCCTTCCTTTTATATGTTTGGACCTATGGGTAGGGATTCTACCCCTACGACCCCTTCCTTTTATATGTTTGGACCTATGGGTAGGGATTCTACCCCTACGACCCCTTCCTTTTATATGTTTGGAATGATATTTCCCTTGATAAATCTCTCTTTTTTTTAGAGAATAATATATATATATAATTTATAGAATGAGTAACAAATTTAGTAATACCAGAAAAGTAAAACGAGGTAGTAAAAACCAAAATAAACGAAACAATAGACGTACCAATAGTAAAAAAGGTGGCACTTCACCAGTAAAACGCAAATCAAATGAGATGGATAGCGATACGCATGAGGTTGACAGTGATAAGTTTATGGAATCGTTATTATTACAAAGAAAGCATCCGATTCAATCGGGTTCGTACGGTGATATATTTAAAGTTGAATATAATGGCAAATTGTATGCATTAAAAATTATAAAGCACAAACATATAGCGAATTATGAAGAAATTATAGAAAATGAAGCGAAAATATTAGAAAAATTAAAAAAGGATTGTGAATTGAATAATATATTATGTAATACACATTATCACAAAAAAGATGGTAAATATTATATAGTCACTGAATATTTGGAAAATTATGTAGAATTATTGGATTTTATAGGTGACGAAACTCATTTTAAAACAGTTCCAGTTTATGCAAAAATAATCGACAAATTATGTAAAGGTTTAATGGCAATACACAACAATGGTATAGCGCATCGTGATATTAAACCTGAAAATATTATGATAAACCCTGAGACGCTTGAAATTAAATATATTGATTTTGGATTATCATGTGATGTTGAGAATTTAAATAAATGTTGTAATTGTAATAATAGAGGCGGTGTTGGTACAGCGATGTATAATGACCCTATATTCATATCCACTGGTGAAAAGAATATTCCTATTACATTTGATGAATTAATACAAAGCGATATATGGTCTCTCGGATTAACAATGTTTGTTATGCTATCCGGCATATACCCAACCGATTTATTTGGTTATGAAGGAACGAACAATCAATATATAGAAAAACTTATAAAAACATTTATGGAAGAAATTAATAAACCAGATGCTGTTTTTCCACCGATAATCAATCGTACGTTCGATAGAGCAACCGATATTTATAATTACGGGGTTAAGCACAATTATTACGCGGTAGATTTACGTAAAGCATTGTCTAATATACCATCTGAACGTATAATTCATGTGCCTTCAAAATAAAATACTAAAATATATTGATTTTGTAGCGGGCAATTAGAGCATTCAATAATACTATACGTGATATTATTGAATTTTTACGAAATAATTCGTGGTATCCCCGATAAAAATAGAAAAAAGAAAAGGGAGGGGGCGTCCGGGGGAACCGTAGGTTCCCTGGAATTATATAAATATTACGTAATAATTAGTGGTACCCCTAAAAAATCAGAAAAAGAAATGGGGTCACTTTTTAAAATTGGACATTTTAAAAACGTCCATTTTTTTAAATGCGATTATTAAATTTTACAAAAAAATCGAAAAAACCATTTTCACCCGTAGATGCTTTAAATTCCAAAAAAATACGTCATTTTTTGTTACCATAAAATTTTTTATAAAAAAACAGCGGGATTTTTCTGTTTCCAAAAATGGAAATGAAAAAATCCCTAAAATCCCGCTATTTTTATTAATTTGTTTGTTATTGTAATTACATTTGATACAAATAAAATATGTATTGCCACCAAACCATATTTTCATTGTCAGTCACGATGGAAACAACATGGAAACAAAAAAATCCCGCTTTTCTAAATTATATAATTATTTACCTACTTTATATGAAGGTATCGTTATTAATGAATTTATACATTTCGTTTATATTTTCAATATAAATTGTATAAATTTAACGAAATAATTAGTGGTACCCCTAAAAAATCGAAAAAAGAAATGGGTCCAGTTTTTATTTTTGGACATTTTAAAAATGTCCAATTTTGAAAAAGCGATGAATAAATTTTCAGAAAAAATCAAAAAATCCATTTTCACTCGTAGATGCTTTAAATACCAACAAAATACGCCAAAAAATGTTACCATAAATTTTTTTATGAAAAATCAGCGGGATTTTTCTGTTTCCAAAAAAAGGAAACAAATAAATCCCAAAATCCTGCAAATTTTATTAAATTATTTGTTATGATAATTACGTTTGATAAAAATAAAAATGTGTATTACCATCACACCATATTTTCATTGTCAGTCACGATGGAAACAACATGGAAACAAAAAAATCCCGCTTTTCATAATTATATAATTATTTACCTACTTTATATGAAGGTATCGTTAATAATGAAATTATACAATTCGTTTATATTTTCAATAAAATTGTATAAATTTAACGAAATAATTAGTGGTACCCCTAAAAAATCGAAAAAAGAAATGGGTCCAGTTTTTATTTTTGGACATTTTAAAAATGTCCAATTTTGAAAAAGCGATGAATAAATTTTACAAAAAAATCGAAAAATCCATTTTCACTCATAGATGCTTTAACCGCCAAAAAAATACGCCAAATGTTGTTACCATAAAATTTTTTATGAAAAAATAGCGGGATTTTTCTGTTTCCAAAAAAAGGAAACAAATAAATCCCAAAATCCTGCAAATTTTATTAAATTATTTGTTATTGGAAATGAATATAATATTCAAAAAATAATTATTGTAACCACATTGATTTTTCATTGTCAGTCACGATGGAAACAACATGGAAACAAAAAAATCCCGCTATTCAAAATATTATAATTATTTACCTACTTTATAAGTAGTATAAAATATATGTAATATATATAGTAAGTATTATATGTTGCCTCTAGTTCCAAGTTCGCCGTCCATTGTACCAACATTTATGCCAACATTTATGCAATCTATGTATAAATCGAAATTGCCTACTTTTACGCCAACCTATAGTCCAAGTATTATTCCAACCTATAGTCCAAGTATTATTCCAACCTATAGTCCAAGTATTATTCCAACCTATAGTCCAAGTATTATTCCAACCTATAGTCCAAGTATTATTCCAACCTATAGTCCAAGTATTATTCCAACCGATTCACCAACTATTATTCCAACCGATTCGCCAACTATTATTCCAACCTATGCGCCAACCTATAGTCCAACCGATTCACCAACCGATTCACCAACTATTATTCCAACCCATGCGCCAACCCATGCGCCAACTTATTCACCAACCTATTCTCCAACCTATTCTCCAACCTATTCTCCAACCTATTCTCCAACCTATTCTCCAACCTATTCTCCAACCTATTCTCCAACCTATTCTCCA